TCAATATGCTCCTCCCGTCAAGTTTTCATAAAGCAGTCTTGCATTTTCCGCTTCCATCTCCAAAAGTGCAAGCTCCGCTCCTGTATGCTTTGCCATATAAAAGCTGACTCTGCCGTCTCTGTGATCAACGATATCACCGCAAATGCAGTAATCGCTTTTATCGTAAGATGTTGTTTTTTTGTACGTATCCGCATCCACCCCGGCATCTGTAACGGTACCGTCATCCGGCATGACCGTTTCCTCAACCGCCCATCTGACTCCGTCCTGAAATACAGCAGAGATATCCGCTGCCTGCGCATATACAGTCACTCTCAGACTCTCTCTCGTTTCGCCATACACAGAACGGCGCTTTGCAAAAATTGATGGTTCTGTTTCTACAGGATACGGCGCTGTCTCAAAGCGTACCTTTCTGTCGGGAAGTGTCACTGCAATATCATGCTTGGTTTTCGTTTTCAAATTATGCATATTCTCCATCCTTTCGGTCATCCGTCATATTCCACGACATATTCCTCCCGCAGGACGATTGCGGGACGAAGATATGCCTGTGTTCCGTTTGCCTTTGCGGTGATCAACGCACCGTTTTCACCAACTGCGTTATTATCGGTATCGCGATCCTCTGTTGTCATATTCGGTGTTCGGAGCCACCAGACAATCGGTACTCCCTCCTCCGTACAGCAAACACGGCGCTGCCCAAGAGAAGCTTCCATATCCATTACCGCATAGGGAAGAGGCCTTCCGTCCAGATCGTTTCCGGCGATCGTGTAGTGCAGCTCTTCATATCCGCCGACCTCACCCTTGGATAACAGAAACACACTGCGCTCGATGGCGGAGGGTGTCATGATGCTCCCGCCAACCATTACAGGAATGGATGCCGTCACCGCACATTCCCGCACACGCGTGCTCAATGTCGGGAAGTAGGATTCGCGCAGAAACAGATCTGCACCGCTGTCCTCATACTGCTTTTCCCCTTCATCGTCAAAGAAGCGTGCACCAACGGAAAGCGGGTGGTTTCGCAAGAGAAGGACCTGCCCGCAGGACTGATATTCCTTGTCCCATATCGTATACGGAACTGCCCGTCCACCCTCCGGTAAATACACCGTGGTTCCAACAGAAAAGGAAGCAAGCGCCGCGTGCTCTGCAGAAGAAAAAACGACTCGTCCGATGCCGTTCTCCCGCGTGCAAAGCGTACCTATGGAATACTGCATACCGTCAGCGGCGGTGTAAAAGGAGGATAGCTCTCTTCGAGCACCGTCCTTTGCCGTATAGAGTGCCATCAGAGATACACCCCCATCAGATCGCCGTCTGCGATGGTCTCCGCCGCCGTATCCGCATACGAAATGTTACGCAGACGGGGGATTGAGAGATCTCCTCCCGAGGCTGCAACCACATCCTCACCGAGGGTACCGCCACCGATCGAACCCGCTGTGTGGGTGTGTCCCTGCGCAATGATTCCAAGTGCACTCAGATCTGCATCTTCAGAAAGATTGGAAAGATCCGTATTCAGTTTATTCAGAGCAAAATACGCAGCAGAGTCTGAGGGCAGATCGGCAACAGCCTGCTTCAGCTCCGCAAGGTATGCCCGCATCTGTACGCACCACGCCTCACTGTCAAAGCCCGTCACCGCCCCCGCGACTATACCGCACATTTCGGCATCTGAACGAAGATCGGTCAGCATTGCTTCCGTGATCCTTCTTGCACCGGCAGGGATCTCAATAACGGCAGTCACAAGATCGAAGATCGTGGCACTGCGTACAGGAAGTTTTTCCCGGGTGTCCTTTGTGATCAATTTTCCGTCGGAACGGGTACATTCATACCAGTCCGTCGTGATACTTCCGTCAACAAGATCGAGTCGGTAAACCTTTGCCACCGTACGTACGGAGGAAGAGATATTGAAGCGGCGGACCTCCTGTACCGAATCATACGCAAAATAACCGTTGATATGGCACGCCCCCGCCTCCGTTAATACCGACATGGCATCCATCGTTCCGAGATTTCCGCCGAGCGGCTTTGTAAAAAAGCCTCCTCCCTTTTCATCAAGAAAGATACCGTTTTTGAAAAAGGAAGAAAAGATCTTTGCCAGAAACGAAGCGTCCACTGCTTTGTTTCCGCGAACCAGACCCGACTCGGTAACCTCTGTTGCTGTCGAATTAAAAATACCGCTGATAAGACTCACGTTCGTTCTCCTTTCATGTGTATCGTTTCACATTTCAGATCATCTATTGATCGTTTTGCTCTCGTCTGCACATTTTTTGATGTACCGGCGCAGGTCAGGGTATACCGTACCGAAATATGGCTGTATCTGTACCGCTGTCCCCTCATAAATATAGGTGATCTCCGTGATCCTCTCTGTCCATGACATTCCAAGCGATTCACTCACGATCTCGCACTTGTCCCCAAGCGCATAGTGTACATCCGCACACATGGAGGATGTCGTTTCCGTACCGATCGGCGGAAGACAGTGCGTGCCGTCGTTCCCCCCATTTTCCGAGAAGTACACATACGGTGCCGCAACGCCGGAAAGACGAACGATGCTTTCATGCGATGCCAGACGCTGACGGCCTCTGCTAAGAAGAAGTACCCCATATGCCTCCTCGCTCATCGTTTCCTCACCATCTGTGGACTGAAGATCACGTGCATCCACATAGATCTCCCGCAGCTCCTCATCGCCTGCGCGCAGGTCAAGCGTCAACATCACGCGCTGCTCCCCAACACCCTCTCCCGCAATATAGGCAAAATTCTTGTAATCAGAACGATCACAAAGGAATTCCAGCTTTCCAATGGAAGAAAAAGACGTAGAAAAGATTGCATAACTGTTTTCAGTTTGCGCCTTCGTACGGTCAAGACCGCGATAAACGGAAAATACAAGCTTCCCCGTTCCGTAATCGGGTGTAATGCGGTACCCCGCATCTGCTTTCGATAAGACCTCCCGAAGCCATTCGTCGAGAGGTTGACCGCTGACCTGATCATCGATTTTGATCACATCACCCTGCCCATCAAGCAAAGAAGGAGACTGCCCGACGGTAACACCTGCAATGGACCTTACTCCTGCAAGCTCTCCCGCATTTTCGGAAACGAGCTTTTCCACACAACGCACCAGATCTCCCGACACCATGGTTCCGCGCGGGATCACACGGTCCCCAAGCAATGATTCCGCCATCCGTCCGGATATAGTCAGCCGTCCGATCCCCGATGAAGCACCGTCATCATCACGGAACGATATACGCTCGATCCTGCCAAGCCCGCGCCGTCCCGTAACACGGATAAACGACGCCCCAAGCGCCGTTTCAAACAGCGCCTGCTCCATGTTCAGAACAAGAGTAAAATCACCGCAATCATAGTAAGCTTCCCGAAAAACAAGAGAAATAAACGAATCGATCGGTCCACCCGCAATGGATAGATCTCGGTTCAAAAAATAAACTTCTGTCATCCTGCCTCCAATGTGTATCGTTACACATTTATGCACCGTAGTACTTCATTCGATATGACAACTGCGACTCCATCATTCCGGTCGTATGCTCTGCCGATATCTTCAGAGTATTCGTCCCCTTGTTCAGCGGGAAGAATGTGCTGTCGCAATCAAAAAGAAGACACACCTCGCCGTTTTTCTTGATATACTTATTTCCGTTCAACGTCGATATGCTCAGAACATCTCCCGCCGCAAGTGTTGTGAGGACACGGATACAAGAACCGTCCTCCTCTCTTGTAATCACAGGATGGACGATCTCGCAGATACCTTCGTTCTCTGACGGGTATGCCGTCAGAGTTAAAAGGAATCCCGTAGCAGTATCGCCGCCATTCTCCACGATCAGCGTGTCGCCGACAGCGATCGCACCTGCCGTGACTCCTGCGTCTGCCGTTACGGTCAAGGGGAAGGAGAGTAAGTGCTCTGCCTCTCTCGCAAGAACGTTCTTTTCTTCGTCTGCGTAAAAGAACGGATCTGCACAAAAAAGAGGAACACGCACACGGATATAATCGTACAGTGTCGGCTGCGTCATAGTCACCTGACCGCCAAGAACACAGCCGATGCTTCGTACGCGGTCGCCGCGGCGAACCGTCAGTGTACCAAATGCCTTGGGGTCAAAGAATGACATCAACGCAAGGCGAAGTGTTTCACGGTCTGTGTACTGTGCAATCTCAAACAGCAAAACGATCTCTCTGCCCGGTATGCGGTTGGAAACAAGATAACTTCCGTCAAGCTGTGCATAATCCGAGCATATAGGCATCGCTTCCGGTGCCTCCGCCCCCTCAATGCCCGAAGACAAAAGGAAAAACGGTGTACCGCTGTCTCCGATCACGATCGATGAATCCCCAAAGGAAAGTGTCAGGGAGAAGGGAGAAGCCGCCGAATCGTTATACGCCATATAACATTGCCTCCATGGTATTTTTGATTGCCCTTGCATGTCCGTAGGGTGTCTGTATCGGTTGATTAAAAACAAAAGTATTGCCCACAACACCGCCGCCAACGGATCGCGCCGAGCCCGTATCTGACACAGAAAGAGACTGCCTCAGCGGAGGAAGCATCTGTGTCGCCTGCAGTGTGTGCGAGCTTGCATGCTGCTGTAGTCCAAGAGAACCCGCACGCATGCTGATTGCGGGATCCCATATCAGTACAGATTCTGACAGTGCGTCCATCGCTGTACCAACTGCGCGCCTTGCAGCAAAAATCCCCTCCGCAAGACCGTAGCCAAGCTGCATACCAATCTCATCCCGCATCACCTTGGACGGTGACTGGATCCCAAACGTGTCCTTCAATTTTGCTATCATATCCGAGGATAACGCTTGTACCGTCTGCCAAAGCACCTCGGCAGAATCTCGGATTCCCCTCACCATCGATGTAATGATTCCCGCACCGATCTCGGAAAACCCTTTTGTTCCAAGTGACAGCTCCGATAAAATTCCCGACATCATCGACGATACTGCCCCACGAACGGATACGGTGCCGCCGATCAGCCCGTTGCCCAACGACGAAACCATACGGGAAGCCGTCAAGGACATCTGTTGTATAAGTGCATTTCCCGAGGTTGATGCATCCGAGCGCATCCCTCTGTACTGTGTTGCCGCGTAAGAACGAAGTGACTGCAAAAGCTCCTTCATTCTTGCGATCCCCTCTGTCAGGCCGCTGTCATCCAACGCGGCAGCAATAATGACTTTACCATCCGTTTCCTGCATATTTCCCTCCATGTTAATCGTTTTACATTATTGTGTATCGGTACACATTTCGATCAGCTTATCATCGGAAGGAATACGGCAACGCACCTTTTCCGCTGCAGCCTGTGCCCTCATGCCGTCATCCTTGATTTCCGAAAGATCAAAATTCCGCCATTCTATTTTCTGCATGAGCGCGCAATCGTGCGGAAGTGCATAGAACAACGCATCAAATTGCCAAAGATGCAGATATCTGCATTTCAAAAGGTCCATTTGATAGACTCTAAGGAAGGATGCGTACAGAAGCGGCATATCCCACTTGTAGGAAAACAGTCCTGCGGGATGGCCCTCCGTGTCAGGCACGGACACAGTGCTTTGACGTGCAAGACGTTCGGAAAGCGTTTTTCTTCCAACTCTTCCGTCCATCAGATACCAAAGCACCGCCTCTGCCATATCTACAGGATCCGCAAGCATTGCAGACACACCGGATGCATCTGCCGCAAGCAGCTGTGCCGTCTTCATAAACAGCTGTCTCTGCCTGCGCAGATAATACTGTTCTCCCCAAAGCTCGCGAATACGGATCCCAATCCGGAAATCCGTGCGGATGGGAATGTGTGTCCCGGAGATACGAAGGGTGTTCGGGAAATGCCAAAACGGAAGTTCCCGCAAGGCACCACCATCATGTATCATCGGTATACACCTCGCATTCCTCTCGTGGCAGCATGTAGATTTTCTGCATCATTGCATCGCTCTTCCGCTCCTCCTCCATGCATTCCTCAAGATAGGAAAGCCATAGTCCAAAAGCTTTTTTTGCATTGGAAACGCTCTGCTTTTCTCCAAGGATCGTCGTTTCCATACCGGGAAAAAGAATGCCAAAGAATGTTCGATACATGGAAAAGATTTCTTTCATGTGTTCTGCCGCATCCAGATCCATGACAGCTCCCTCATCCGTCATTTCATCGCAGCGCTGTACCAGCCACGCAGAAGCCTTCTGCAAACGGCCAAGATCCTCCGCATCCGTAATATCAAACGCAAAACGACGCTCGTGAATGATAAATGGCCTCATATTTCAAAACCGTCCTGCATCACTGCAAAAACATCCTTTCCGAGATAAAATTTACGCTTCGATAAAACAAAGCTTTTCCGTATCAAGTTCACCGCTGACTGCATCTCCGCATGCCTTCAGTGTACCGGAGCAGATCAACGCATCGGTACCGCTTCCCAGTTTTGCAGGACAAACCGTGTACGATCTGCGCATAGCGGGAACACGCCCCTCGGCACTCCCTTTTTTGAAAAGAAACGCCGTAACCACAGATACGACCGCATCTTCACCGACAGCCTCTCCTGTTGTCAGATCCAAAAGCTTTTTTTGAACCATATCCGCATCATATACATCAAAAGCATAGGTAATACTCGGCGCAAAGCCGACAAGATCTGTACGCTCCGTGCTTTCATGAATATATTGTCGTGCATATTCCTTGGGATTTTTGTTTTCCGTAAGGTCGGTAAATCCTTCACCGATCTCACACAAAACGCCGTCACATTCCATATAGGAACGCATTTCGCTTCTTGTGATCAGTCCCATAATCGAACCTCCTGAAATTACGATCAATTTGTGTATGGTTGCTTGTTTGGAGAATATAAAATATCGCATTGAAAACGCATCTCCCATACTGCACCGTCCGCAACGCGTCTGATCCTTGCAGGTGATGCTGCAGCACGGATACGAAATGAGCGGCACGGCAGCACATGATCGCAAAAAAAGCCATTATGCTCATCCACATACGCCGCAAGTGAGGCAAATAAGGATGCTGCTCTCATACGCATCGCCGTATCATTGTCAGCACATCGCAAGGACACTGTAAATGATCCGGTCTGCATGGATCCTCCATGAACGTAACGCTTTGCTTTTGTGAGTACCGGTTCCATACGAAAGATCGCACAGCCCGGTGCAGACTCCCCCTCAAATCCAAGCCTCATATCGCCGGCAAACACAGGCATTGATGCAACGCAGCGAAAAATTGCCGCATTGACAGATTCCTCATACAACATCCTTTTTCATTTCCCTTTCCACCGTGTCTTGCCATGCAGCAGCGAAAGCGCATTTTGCACGCTCAAACCACCTTGCAGAAGCCAACGGATGTACCTCTTTGTGAAACGTTACACCTTTTTCGTCTCCGTAGTAAACAGCAGACGCATACGGTGTATCCCAAATAACATAACGTAAGCATGGATCCTCTGTTTCCTGTATAAAAGCACTCTCGCAAAGTGTTCCTGTATCGTACGGAACATAGGGATTACAGTCAGACCTGACCGCATCTGCCAGTGCGATTGTGCCCGCTGCGCAGCAGCTTTGCAATACATGCAAGCAATTCGATACATCGAAGTCCACCAAAATATCAATCGACGTCATAGCCCTCCCTATAAATGTATAACGTTTCACACCCCGTACAATCCGTCATCATTCCATGCCTCAAAATGACACCAGTCCACCAAAGCACCGTCGGAAATCTGCGGTGGACGCATCTCACTCTGAACACAGTAAACGATTAGTCCCTCACAGGCGGACAGTGCCTCCTGCGGAGATGCATAAGCGGTAAAATCGCCTCTCGCAACATAATCCTGCCCCGGATGTAAGATGTATTCGTTTTCCCTTTGTATCATCGCGGGGAACGCAGACTTCGCCATACCGTCCTCGGCAAAGAAAAAGCCGCGCAGGATCTTCCGTTTGTCCTCGGCGTCCTGCCGTGTACGCGAACGGTTCTCCGTGTTGCCCGCAAGTATCGCTGTATAGCGTGACGGACAGTATTCCGCACACCCGGAATCATTCTCCGTGATATAATGCCAAACCGTCAGATATTCCTCTTCCATCGGAAAATGCCTCCTTTTCCCGTAACCAAGCCGATCATAACCAATTGCTGATCACACCGCCCGCGCGCAACAGCTGAAGTACCATCGGACAGACCTCCATACCGAATAAACGAAGCTTCCCATCCGTATCTGTGCTTCTCTGTACGGAATAATCCGCAAAGCTTTCCTTTATCGGCTTATCCGAAAAGCAAGCCTGTACAGAGCCCTTCTGCCGCATGAACCATATCTGCCAGTGAACTGCTTCTCTGACGTAATAGTTGTCGGGATCCACGCCGCGTCCCGCAAGAAAATCCACCATGCAGGATGCAATACGGTTGTACCGATCAAAGATTGCGCGATCGACCGCATCGTCATGATCATCCTGATAGACCTGATAATCACCGTAGCCGGATGCACAACGATTCTCCATTCCATTCCTCCTTATCAGAAAAAACACCGTAATCGGCCGTCCGCACACGACGGAAGCCCCCCTGCCGTCGGCCGACGGCGGAAACGGTCTCAGTGTCTCATGCCAAAACAGTACAGTACCGTACCGTTAAAGCAGAGCAGTTCCTTTTTAACCCAAGCAGCGAACTGCAAGCTCGGGATAGACGGTCTTGTACGCGTACAGAACGTCCATGGAAAGCATTTCGCGCTTATAAACCATGTCGTAGCCTCTGACAACACGCAGAGAAATACCGTCAAAGTTGGTAACGTAGGATTCCACACCCGCCGGTGCTGCCAAGGGACGGGAAACAAACGCAAACGCAGAGGGATGGAATACCAGATTTGCGGTATGCGGACCGACGATCTCGATCTTTGTACCACTCTTCAGCGCAGGCAGAGCCGCCGTTACACGAACACCGGAAATGATGTTTTCCGCTGCCACAGCGCTGTCCTCTGCAACAGCATAGGTCTTGCCCTCGATCTTCAGAATGTCACCCGCGCAGAGATTACCCGCAAGTGCACTGCCCTTGATGCTCAGAACACAAGAGCCCTCCTCCACAGCACCGTTGACGGTAACATTTTCCGCTCCGGTCAGCATACCGCCGTGCTGTGCAACCGCCTGACTCATAAAGTGCTCAACACCGAAGACCTTGCCAAGAGATCCCTCTCTCAGTGCATCTGTGGTACCGCTCTTTTCCGCATTGACGATTGCGGGAATGGTCGCAAACGCAGTGTCCGCCGCAGTATCCCATACCGCATAACGGGGACTCTGGGGAACACGCATATCATTGAGTGCCTTGCGAACATTTGCAAGATCCTCAAGAGATGCAGGTGTCACACCGGCTTCACCGACACAGTTTGCAATATCACGGTACAGCATCAGGCCGTCGCGATTGATCTTCTCCGCAAGCGCAATTGCAGCGGGACGAATGAACAAACGGTCGATAGAATCGAAATTCAGTGCAGAATCCAGCGCCGAAACTTCAATATCCACACTTGCAATCTTGTCAAGCTTGACCTCTACAGAATCCTCTGTCAATACCTGTGTCGTAACACCGGTATCGGGATCGAATTCCTGTGCGGTATAATTGATGGGCTTGCGGATCTGTACCGTATCACCCTGCTTTGCCGCAAAGGCATCGGAGAAATCATTGTGTACCAAGCGAGGGAACACAAGATTGTCCATGAGATGCGGCAGTGCTGTGCGCGCAATCTCTTTCAGTGTCACAAAAGAATTTGCCAT